TTAAGTAGTGAGCCGTTATGGTACGCTTCGAATGACGTACCATAACGAGCGATTACTTATTCATAGGGGTATAGCTCAATTGGTAGAGTAGTGGTCTCCAAAACCATTGGTTGAGGGTTCGACTCCTTCTGCCCCTGCCATAACGCAAAGGGAATGACCTCACATGAGACCATATCCCTCAACATGACTCGGTAGCTCAGCTGGATAGAGTGACTGACTACGAATCAGTAGGTCTAGGGTTCGAATCCCTACCGGGTCACCATTTGATTGAGATACGAACTCTCCACTTTTACAGGATTCTGTAAGATGGGGAGTTCGTTTTTGTAGTTATACTGGATTTCGATATAGTCCTTATATACGATTACGCTGCGGACGATGGATGAGAGCAGGATGCTCTTGTACTTGTCCGCAGCTTTTATTTTTTGCGCAATGGACCAGAAAAAGAATTCAATGTGCTGCTGAGTCAGTTCGATATCGCCATCCAGCAGTTTTACCCGTGCGGCATCGTCTTTTAGCCGTGTAAGCTCTTTTTCGTATTCGTTGATATGATTTGTTATGGTATCAGAGATAAGGCCGTTCTCAACCGCCTTGACGCAGTTCTGGAGCTTCTTGTTGATGTCTGCTATCTGATTCTTGATTGCCTGGAGTTCCAGGGAGTCTTTTTTATTCTTTTGCATCTCTATGGCCTGCCGGGCGATGGCTTCCACTGCTTCCTTACTGGAGAGAATCCGCGTGGTCACTTCACATACAAGGTCTTCTATAGCATCTTTCCGGACGTTCCGGGCCTTGCATTTCTTTTTGAGATGAGCGGCACAGGCATAGTAATAATAGATGGCACCTGTTTTGGAAGTCCCAGACACGCCAATCATCTTGCTGCGGCAACACCCGCAAAACAATTTGCCTGTCAGCAGGAAGTCTTCATTGCAGGACCGGATGTGATGTTTTGTCCGGAACTTTAGATGCTCTTGCACGGCTTCAAATGTGGCTTTATCCAGAATAGCAGGGCAGGCATTCTCCCTGCGCACAGTTCCCCAGGTGAACACTCCTATATACTTTTCGTTTCTCAGAATGGTACGCAGCGTATTGTAAGAGAACGGGCCTCCGGCTGAATTGGTGTAATGGCGCCGGTTCAGCTCGTCGATGATGTATTTCTGATTGTGCCCTTCCAGTGCCATCTGATAAATAAGCCGGACGACCTCTGCTTTTGGCCCGTCAATAACAAGGTGATGCTGTTCATCCAACTTGTAGCCAAGGGGGACTACACCACCGGGCCACTTCCCTTCCAGCGCATTTTCGGTCATGCCACGCATAACGTTTTCAGCGAGTTCCGCGGAATAGTATTCTGCCATACCTTCAATGACGGATTCCAGCAGAATGCCGGACGGGTCATCCGCAATATTTTCCATGGCTGAAACAACTTTGATACCGTACTTTTTCAGCTTGTGTTTATATTTCGCGCTGTCGTAGCGGTTCCGGGCAAAGCGGTTCAGCTTATAGACCAGGACGACATCGAAGGCCATGGTGGCGGCGTCGCGGATCATCATCTGGAACTCCGGCCGCTGATCAGAGCGGCCAGTCATGGCGCGGTCCGCATAAGTATGGAGGATGGTCATATTGTTCCGGCGGGCATAGTCTTCACAAACGCGGAGCTGTCCTTCAATGGACTCCTCACGCTGCCGATCGGACGAATATCTGGCATATATGACTGCCGTTATGGTTTGCTTTTCTTCTGTTTTAGGCATAAAAAGAGCCTCCTTCTATGGTGAATGGAGGCTTTCATGGTATAATATACACATAATCTGCCTCCTACAAGAGTGGATTATAACCGCAGTCCGGTACTGGTAATGCCTGACTGCATTCCCCTGTCATATTTCGCGATATGGCAGGGGCTTTTTATTTTATTTTCGCTTTGCTTTGACGCCCAGCAGCTTCCTTAGGATGCCGGGGCGCTTTTTATACATCAGCTCAAGGATTTCTGTAATGGTGTCCAATGTGTCTTTTGGATTTTGGGAACTTGGGAAGGTATCGAGGTCAAGCTTTTCGGCCACAGAGTCCAGACTGAGAGACTTCCAGCTATCGTGGCGCTCACAAAAATAATCATAAAGGTCAATGAAGCGCATCTCCGGCTCTGGAATGTGGTTCTTTTTCAAGGTAGCTTGCAGCGACCTCAGATGAGCATCTGCATAGTAGGTGATGACGTTCTTTCCGGTAAAATATGGTTCAAGCTTTGGCCATACGTCTTTGAATGCCGGAGCATCGGCCACATCTTCTGGCTTGATATCGTGATAATTAGAAAAAGAAAATGACTTCACTTTGGGATTTACCAGGTAAATCATATCTTTGTACTGCTCGTTTTCGATATAGCGGACAGATATCTGGCATGTGCTGCTATAGCCTTTGTTGGCCCTCTGAATGTTGAAGATGGTGGCCTGGTAAGGGAAGTTCACCGGATGCCATTCATCAGAAAGGACCTGCTTGCTGGCTATCCTTTGATCGTGCTTTCTTTGTGCCCGGAGGCGGTCCCGCTCTTCTTTTTCAGCCCGGCGCTTTTCTTTCTTCTCCGGGTCGGAAGAAAAGAGGTGGCTTATAAAGTTGAACAATTATATATCCCTCCCTGACTTTTTCAACTTAATGAAACGATGCGGCACTCCGCGGCAATTTGCCAGCGTGTAAATAGATGTCCCCGGATGCTCTGCCAGATACCCATCATTCAACAGCAGCTCTACAGCAAACATGTTTGCCAGTCTCTCCACCCGGTCAGCATTGATATCCATGGTGTAGGTCTTGAGCCACTGGGTGTTGTCATTGGGCGTACAAAGCGCATGACCAAGTTCATGCGCACAGACAAACGGCAGCATAGATTCCGGTGTCCGTTGGGCATCAATGATAATAAATTTTGAACGTTTATATTTGAGATAGTTGCCGTATTTGCCGCCTAGGTCAGAATACATGATGATGATATTCTGACACGCGGCCAGCCGAAACGGGTCATCTGTTTTATAGCGTCGGATAAGAGCGGCAACTTTTTGCTGCACATCCATAGTCTTAATCCCTCCGGTATTTTTTCGGCGTATATTTCTTCTTGGCTATCTTCTTTGCCTGGATCATGGCGGCCTTGATGGTTGCTTTGAAGGCTTCAATGTCTTCGATATCATCCTCTCCTTCAAAGGCGGCAGAGGAAATAGAGTTCATCATGTCTTCCAGGTCTGATGCTATCTCACGTTCATCACTGCTGTTCAGCTCTGGCTCTTCATTAGCGTCATTTTTCAGAATACTATTTGAAAAACGTGGGTCTAAATCAGATTTATCTATATGCAATGCATCAGCTATCTTTTGTATATTCCCGGCATTAGGAGTTGACCGCATGGCGAAATATCCGGAGAGAGTGGATACTGGGATGCCTGTCATCTCTGAAAGCTCATATTGAGTAATGCCGTCCGTATACTTCTTTAAATTTGCTGATATCTGGGCTCGGAGTTCTTTATCGAATTTCGATAGCTTGTTTCTTGGCATTTTTACACCTTCTTTCAATAGCTGGTTATATTATAACGAATATAACCGTTATTTTCAATATAACACATGGTAAAAAAACGGGAAAATTCGTTATAACTATTGACAAAACGAATAAACTCGTTTATCCTAATATCAAGAACGAGGGAGGTGATGAGATGTTAATCACACTGGAAGCAGCCAGAAGGAATATCGGATATTCGCAAAAAGAAGCCGCTGACCTGTTTGGAATTCACTATCAGACGCTGGCAAAGCTGGAAGAAGATAGCTCGAATGCCCCTTTTGCTTTCATCCAGAAGATTCCCAAAATCTATAAGATACCGGCAAACAATATTTTTTTTGGCTCGAAAAACGAGTTTATTCGTTTATTAAGACGACAAAAGGAAGCCGTATGAAGGAGGCGGGCGGCATGGATGCTCTTATCCAATACATCGTGGATTACATCCGGAGCCATCCGGATGAATACCAGAAATGGGTAAAGAAGAAAGGAGAAGCATGAATGAAATCCTAGATATCAACAATGTCCATGGATATTTGGACAAAAAAGATGGGACGGCATATCTGAATGCCGGAGATGTAGCAAGAGGATTTGGGTTTACGAAAACTGAAACAAAAAACGGAGTCAAATACGAATCCGTTAGATGGGCAAGAGTGAATGAATAGCTCAGCTCTTTCGGTTTTCGCCCAAATGTGGGCGAAGATGTGGCGAGAGGGTTCGGGCTTACGACCGTTGCCAAAAGTGGCAACGAAGTCGTCAGATGGGCAAGAGTAAATAACTATCTTCATGAATTTGGATTTTCCCCACTTGTGGGGAAAGATGATTTTCTTCCGGAAAACATGGTGTACCGGCTGGGGTCCAAAGCCAGCAATGAAAAGGAGAAGAGAAGCATGAATGAGATTTTGAACATCAACAATGTCCATGGATATCTGGACAAGGAAACCGGCACGGCATATCTAAACGCCGAGGATGTGGCGAGAGGGTTTGGATTTACCGAAAGCAAAGGCGGCGTCGAATACGTCAGATGGAGAACCGTCAATCACTATTTGCGGGGATTTGGTTTTTCGCAGGATGTTGCGAAAGACAGTTTCCTCCCTGAAAACATGGTATACCGGCTGGGGTTCAAAGCCAGCAATGAAGTGGCTCAGAAGTTCCAAGCTGTGCTGGCAGATGAAGTGCTCCCTGCTATTCGGCGGCATGGGGCTTACATGACAGACCAGGCGCTGGAAAGAGCTATCACGGAACCTGACTTTCTGATTCGCTTGGCTACGCAGCTTAAAGAAGAACAGGCAAAGCGGAAACAGGCGGAGCTGATGCTGGAAGAACAAAAGCCGGCCGTTATCTTTGCCGGGTCAGTCAGTGCCAGCAAGACATCCATTCTCATTGGTGAGCTTGCCAAAATACTCAGAGGCAATGGAATCCAGATTGGCCAGAAAAGGCTATTCCAGTGGATGCGCGAAAATGGGTATTTGATTAAGCGCCAGGGGACAGACTACAACATGCCCACACAGCGTTCTATGGAAATGGGGCTCTTTGAAATCAAAGAAGGCTCGTATACAAATGGTAATGGGGTGAACATCATTACCAAGACCCCAAAAGTGACCGGAAGGGGTCAGGTGTATTTCATTAACAAGTTCCTGAATGGGAGATGACGCAGATGACTGCCCCGAAAAAGCGGAATCGTTACAGATGGGGACGGATTAGCCTGGTGGTTATCATCCCGCTGGCCATTGCTCTTGGCATTGCGTCCGGTGTCAAAGCGTTGATGGCTGAACCTGAATACGTTGATAAGGTTGTCGTGGTTGATGAGGATGAAACTCTTTGGGACATCTGCTCCAGAATCAATGACGACCGGGAAGATGTACGGATCATGATTGACCGGACCATGGACCGCAACCATATCACGGATGCTGGTGCGATTCAGCCAGGCCAGAAACTGCTCGTCCCTGTTTTGAAAGAAAAATAAAATGGCCTGCTGTTGGAGGCAACCAACGGCAGGCCGGCGGAACTATATTTCCCAATAAAATTCCGCCTCCATTGTACCATGAAAAGGAGGAATCAGACAATGATAAACACAAACTGCGGCACCTGCCCATTTGCCGAAAAGTGCTACATGAAGGACAAATTCCAAAGGCATCCGAGACTGGGGCTGTGCCCTAAAGTCGAAATTGGTTGGGCACAGGAAACCTGCAAGGCGTGCCATTTTACTGGCAAAGTCGGCAGCCGGGGCGGCGCCAAAACTCGCAACTACCGGACATGTACGCTGCTCCCCAATGAGCCGATTGTGCAGCATATCAAAGGGCGCAAGAAAAACTGCCCATTCATGGAACAGGTGAGAAAAGAGCTTAGGAGGTAACAATGACTTATACAGACTGTGATTTGATTTTGTCGGTCAAAGCGGCTTTGGACCATGAAAAATGGCTCAAGACAAGAGACCTTGGCATCGGTGGCAGTGATGCTGCTGTCATCATGGGGCTGAATTCGTACAAATCCCCCTACCAGCTGTGGATGGAAAAGACGGGTCAGGTAGAGCCGCCGGACCTGTCTGGTAATCAGTACGTATACTGGGGGACCAAGAATGAAGCCAACATTGCTGACTGGTTCCAGGAAGAAACCGGCAAGAAGGTAAAACGCCTGGGAACGCTCCAAAGCAGGGAATACCCGTTCATGCTGGCCAATGTGGACCGTACCGTTATTGGTGAAAATGCCGGCCTTGAAATCAAGACCGCTGGCGTCAGCCAGTACCGGAAGTGGAAGGATGATGAAATTCCGGATGCTTATTACTGCCAGTGCCTCCACTACATGGCAGTTACTGGGGCAGACTACTGGTACATTGCCGTTCTGCTTGGAGGAAATGAAGCCAGGTGGAAGCGGATTGAGCGTAATGAAGAGGACATCAAGACACTTATTGAAACGGAAAAGGAATTCTGGAATCTGGTGCAGACACAAACCGCGCCGCCCGTGGATGGTTCCCTTTCCTGCTCCCAGGCACTGGCTTCCCGCTATGCCGACAGCCGTGATGAAGAAATCATGCTGCCGGAAGAAGCGGATACGCTGATTGCCCGCATCAACGGGGACAACGAAATCATGGGTAAACTCAAAGAACAGATTTCCTTGAACCAGAACCGGCTGAAAGAAATGCTGGGTGATGCGGAAGCAGGCCGCGTCGGATCATTCAAAGTTACCTGGAAAACCACCAATGGCCGAGAAACATGCCAACTGTCGAAACTCAAAAAGGCAGCCCCGGACATGTACCGGGCCTTAAAGGATAAAGGCTTTATTTCAACCGGCAAAGCAAGCCGCCGGTTTGCTATCAAAGAAGTCAAGGAGGATAAATAACCATGAACATTAAAGGCGGATTGACGAAAAGAAATACTCAGGTGCAGGAAATGCAGCAGAAGGATACATCCCTGAAAGGGCTCATCAAGGCCATGGAACCGGAAATCAAGAAAGCGCTTCCGTCTGTAATCACTCCGGAGCGCTTTACCCGTATGGTCTTCACTGCCCTTTCCAGCACGCCTAAATTGCAGCAGTGTACGCCTCAGTCATTTCTTGGAGCGATGATGCAGGCCGCCCAGCTTGGCCTTGAACCGAATACCCCTGTTGGCCAGGCATATCTGATCCCGTATGGCAATGTATGCCAGTTCCAGCTTGGCTATAAAGGGCTGCTGGATTTGGCGTACCGCTCCGGGGAAATCAAGGACATCCAGGCGCATGAAGTTCATGAAAACGATGAATTCGAATACGAGCTGGGCCTTGAGCCGAAATTGAAGCACATCCCGGCCATGAGCAACCGCGGCCCGGTCACCATGTACTATGCCGTTTGGCATACCAAGACCGGCGGCTATGGGTTTGAAGTCATGAGCAAGGACGATGTGCTGGAATTCGCCCAGAAGAAATCCAAGAGCTTCCGCAATGGCCCATGGCAGACTGATTTTGACGCCATGGCCAAGAAGACGGTCCTGAAGCGTGCCCTTAAATATGCGCCGATTTCCACCGATTTCGTCAAGGCAGTAGCAACTGATGAAACGGTCAAGAGCAATGTTTCCGTCAACATGGAAGATGAGCCGGATGAAACGATGACCATTGACGCGGAACCCATCCCTCAGAATGTGGATCCGGAGACCGGCGAAATCATTTCTGACCAGGAAGCAGCGAAATAAAGGGAGGCAGCTATGGAAGAAACAACAAAGCAAATCATTATTTCCAAAGTGAAGCTCGTGAAGGATGGCATCCGGATTAACTATGAAAAATATCGCGACAGCTACTGGGATACCTTGCAGCTCACATCAGAAGAAAAGGCAGCACCGGAATTCTATGATGCTTTTCGGTATCTGGGCAGCCACATTGCGGCCATCATGTCATTCACTGGGGAAGTCATGGAACACCGCATCAGCCCCAATGAAGTCGTGCTGGCTTACAGCTCTTCTGGAGAACTGTCGGTAAAGTTTGGCTTCAAGCTCTACCTGCCGATTTCCGGTGAATCCGTTTCTGTCGTGACTCCAGCGCTTAAAGAACCACCGTCTACCATGAAGAACCCTACCGGTGCAGAGCATCCGAAGTTCATGGCCACGCAGACATGGGAAGCCGTGCAGCATCTGCTGGATGAAACGGAAAAGTACATCAAAGGCAGACGTGCCCAGGGGAATTTGTTTGAATCTGATGCCAAATAGTCCTTTCTGGATTAATGAGTTACTGGGAAACTGGCCGGCAGTGTTTGTGTGCTGCCGGCACATTCTCAGCCCTGTGAGAAAGGAGGGGATACCGTGGCGGATAAAAGGATGATGAGCAAGTCGGTCATTGATACGGATATGTTCCTTGATATGCCGGCAAGTACGCAATGCTTGTATTTCCACATGCTGCTGAGGGCAGACGATGACGGATTCTTGAAGAATGCCAAGACCATCATGCGAACCGTGGGGGCATCACCGGATGATGTGAAACTGCTTATTGCAAAGCAGTACCTAATCCCGTTCGATACTGGCATCATGGCCATCAAGCACTGGCGGATCCACAACTATATCAAGAAGGACCGCTATAAACCAACAGATTGCGAAGAAATCAAGCTGCTGGAAGTGAATGAAAAAGGCGAATATGTCTTAGCTGAACCAAGTCGGAACCAAGTCGGCTCCAAAATGGAACCATCCTGTATCCAGTCTGGAACCGTACTGGAACCAAGTCGGAACCAAGTCGGCTCCAAAATGGAACCTCAGGATAGAGATAGAGATAGAGATAGGTTAGAGATAGAGATAGGTAAGGATAGAGATAGTAGAGAGAGTAGTAGGAAGAAAAGCTCTGCCAACAACTCAACTGCTGCTCATAAATTCGTAAAACCTACTCTTGCAGAACTCAAGGCGTACATTGCCGAGAATGGATATACATTCCCGGCAGAGGCCTTCATGGACTATTACGAAAGCAACGGTTGGAAGGTGGGACGGAATCCCATGAAGTCATGGCAGGCTACCTGCCGGACATGGCAGCGGCATGAACTGCCACGTAAAGAGCAGAACAGCCAAGGAGACGTACCACCGGAGATTGACAACATACCCTTTTGAAAGAAAAAGAAGAGGTGAGCTGTATGGAATCAATGAAAGACTCAGTCATGGCCATGATTAACGACCTGGCTGCACAAGTGAAACAGAACGGTAAGGCGGCTCCAGAACCGGTGAAGCCGGCAAAAGACGGAATTGCCTGCCAGCGTTGCGGGAATACCGGATGGGTAGCTATCACAAGAGATGACGGCACAGTAGCAATGGCTCATTGCCCAGACTGTTTTGAACGTCGGCAGGTAGCACATCGGCTCAGAACCTCCGGGATTTCTCCGAAGGATTATGAACGGTATACGCTGGTCAGCTTTGATGAAAGGCGGAGTGAAACGGCCAAGAGAATGAAGGATATGGCAGAAGCCTGGCTAAAAGGGCACACTTCCGGCGGGACCGGCTTTGGACTCTTTGGCCGCTCTGGAATGGGAAAGACTCACATCTGCATTGCTGTCTGCCAGGAGCTGACGCGGCGATTCGGAGAACCGCACTTCTATTTTTCCTACCGGGCGGAAATCCCCAACTTGGTCAAAGCGTCTCGGAGCTACAGTGATGATTACGATGCAGCCATGAAAAAATGGAAGACCTGCCAGAATCTCTACATTGATGACCTGTTCAAGTTCTCTGGCCGCGTCGAAAGTGGGAAACTGGTGGCCATCGACAGGGATGAGCTGAAAGTGGTCTTTGACCTGATTAATGCCAGGTACTTGAACCATTTGACGACGCTTTTCAGCAGTGAGTACAGCGTAGGCAACCTTGCCAGGATTGATGAAGCACTTGGCAGCCGAATCTATGAGATGGTTAATCCGTACGCGCTGCGAGTAGAAGGGCAGAATCAGAGACTTGCGGGGTTGGGCTGATGATTAAAAACGAAGAAGGCTACGCTGATCCGACGTATGACGGCGCCTACAAAATCATCCGCCAGGAAGAAAAGCGGAAGCAGGATGAGGCGGATGCCGCCAGGATGGATAAAGCCATCCACAAGGCCAGAGGAATCTTCAATGCCTATGGGTTTGAAGTAGTTGAACGGATTGTATTGAAAAACATCCGGACTGGGAAAATCTACCGATAAGGAGGGATGGGTTATGACGAACTATGAAGTGGTAAAAGCAATGGGCATGAATGAACTGGCTGGATTCTTGGCCAGCATCACGACATGTTGTGGTTGTCCGGCATATGGGAACTGTGATGGCCATGTAGTATGTACGGCAGCTCTGTTGGAATGGCTGACTGATGAATCTGATGACGATACCGTTGTGGAACACTCCGAAGGACAAACGATTAATATCAGCAATGCGAATGTCGTGATCATTGATTAAGCCAAGGGAGGGAATGAAATGGAAAATCGTACCATCTTGTTTCAGGGTAAAGAAATTGATGTGGACGACGAGCCGGGTGAAACATCTGACATGATTCATCATCCGGATCACTACACCTGGAAGGGCACAGAGTGTAAAAAAGTAATTGAAATCATGACCCGTGGCCTTTCCGGAGCGGAAGCCTACTACATGGGGAACATCATCAAGTACCTGTACCGCTATCCGAAGAAGGGCACGTTGCTCAGCGATCTGGCAAAGACGGAAGAATACACGAAGTTCTTACGGGAATTGTTTATGGAAGATGGAGGGAAAGCATGAATGCAGCTATTATTTTAGGGCGACTGATCCGTGACCCGGTTATTAAGGCAACGCAGAGCGGCATGACCATAGCCCGCTTCACGCTAGCCGTAAACAGGCTGAATAAAAAAGGGCAGAATCCGGAAGCGGATTTCATCAACTGCGTAGCATTTGGCAAGACTGCCGATGCCATTGGCAACAATACCCATAAAGGTACGTATGTGGGTGTAGTAGGACGTATACAAGTCCGTAGCTATGACGATAAGGATGGCAAAAAAAGATGGGTGACCGAAATCGTAGCAAGGCAAGTATTCCTCGGATTGTTTAAGGAAGGCCCGTCGACTGGCGGCGCAGATAAACCACCCAGCAGTTTTGACGGCATGGGCGAGACAATAAACGACGAAGAAGTACCGTTCTAGGAGGCAGTTATGCTGATTTATTTGATGGAATTGAATGACGATGTAAAAGCTATCGTCGACAAACATCACTTGAAAGTAGGCAAGTTTAAAGGCAAGCGAGTCGCCGTAGAAGTCCATGGTGAGGAGCTGGAAGACAAAGTAAAGGATGTTGCTGGTAGTGATGTGTTTGGGTTTGAATTTGGAGGTATTAATGAGCAAAAATAATATTGATAAAGTCATTGAAAAATGCTTATTAGCCGCTGGAAAACATCCGGAAAGGGCAGACGATAATATGATAATCAGCCTTACGAAAGGCGAGTGTAAAACCATTTACGAAGCGTTAACAGGAACTGCTTAATGTTACGACGATACATCCATCTGAGGATATAAAAGTAAGCTCGGAAGATTGGTAAGGAGGTAAGTAGAAATGGAAAAGGAGAAAGCTACTTAGATTGGAGACAAAGTATGATTAAAAATATGAAAATTAAATGGGAAAAACCTAAGACACCGGATTGGATAAGCGTTGCAGATAGATTGCCAGATATGAATTATACTGATAATTCTGCATGTCGTGAATCTAAACGGGTACTTGTTTATATAAGTGGCGGACAACTTTGTATTGCTAGTTTTATTAAAAATAAAATAACAGGTGAACAGGGTTGGTATTGTAACGGTCATACCATAGATAATGTAACTCACTGGAGCCCACTGGAAAATTTTCGACAAAAAGAAAGGCAACATGCTACATACCAATTGGAAAGGATTATAAAAAAATGAAAACAGCAGAAACGATTTTCTTGGCTGGATGTATGACCATCTGGCTCTACCTGGTGTACCTCTTGCTATGGTAACGCATATGGGCGGAAAACTGGACAAGAGAAACGATGAGGGATACCTCGATTTAACGCCGTACAAGGCTCTAAGGGGCGTTGATAAGGCGTTAGACCAAGAGGACGCAAAACGCATGGACGAAGCCCTTAAAATGGCAAAACGGGCGTTTTCCATATATGGCTTTGAGGTGGTCGGGCGTATCACATTGCGAAACGTCCGGACTGGCAAAATTTACAAATAAAAGGAGAGATAAAAATGACATTTTTAGAATGGTTGAACTTGAATCCGGGATGGTTTGTCCTGTATTTACTTATCGGTGCATGCTTGATACCGATGGCTTTAGAAAGTCTATCCAATATCGTAGAGACCTCAGATATCCGTAACCATAGCGGTTCGGCGATTATGTGGCTTATGGGTTGGGTTTTATTAGGGTTATCCTTACTTACTGGTGGCATTTGGATTGTTACGTCGTTTCCTTTGTGGATGACTGCTTTGGGAGCCTTGACGTTTGCCGTGATATTACTAGTACTTCCTTTTGTAGTTATAACAATCAAAGAATGGAGGACTAAACATACATCTTAGTATAGAAATTGGAGGCAGAAAACATGAAACTATTATTGCTTAACAAACAACTCATTCATACAGAAATTAATGAAAAAACACGGACAGTAACGGCTAGAATCAAGATGCCGGGATATGACCAAGCTTTTAGAATGTACGATATATTCCCTATTATCGAAAATTTAAACATAGGCCTCTTTGATTTGAACATGTTTGGATTAATCAGTGCAATAAACATCTCGTATATAGCTAAGGCTACATGCGCAGAAGGAGATGTATTTAATCCTAAAATCGGCAAAGAAATAGCTTATTTACGGTTATGTAAAAAATATCTTATACTCATGGAAAAAATGGCAACGCAACGTTTCCACGTTTTTCTCAAACGAAATTCCGATTATAGTGAAACACAAGACGACATAACATTTGATTTACCATGGGGAAATAAAAGACACGTATTAACCATGCAGTTTATTGATAAGCAATTGACTTATTTATACAACAAAGGAAATATAAATTTATACAAATTACTACCTTGCCCATTTTGTGGCAGCGATAACGTGGCAGCGTCTGGAATGACTTTTTTTAATACGTCACAATGGCAGGTAAAATGCAATAGCTGTGGTGCTATTGGACCCGGAAAAGGCGAAATGTTTACGAGAATACAGGCAATTAAAGCTTGGAATAAAAGCGTAGAAAGGAAGTAAAGACATGACTATTCTTGAAGAAATTATGAAATGTAACGCCGAAGTTGGTGACATTATTGTCGTCAAGAACAAAAACAACCCTTATATTCCTTTTTATTTTACGATTAAACCAAACAACTCAGAAGTTAAATATTTAGCATGCAATCAGCCCGAAGAATTAACATTATATTGGCTAGGATGCCTGCTCAATACGGATATAAAGGATGTTCGTGTTGAAAGAGGACGGCGAAGCTGCCCATTTTGCGGTGAAGAAGACGAACTCAATATTTTACATGAAAAAGGCACGTATCAAGTATATTGCCAAGAATGTGGGGCAAGAGGTCCGGAAGCAAGTAAAATAAACGAGGCTATCAGATTATGGAACGAAGCATAGTAATGTGGCGGGGCGTGATTAAAGGCCGCCCTGCTACGAAAAAGAACAGCGGCAAGATTATCTTTGTAAGGCTAGGCAGAAAACAAATACCTAAGTTGTTACCCAGTAAGACCTACCAACAATACGAGGAGTTGGCACGGTGGCAATTAAAACGCTGCAAGCCAAAAGAACCACTAGACTGGCCGATGCGAATGACGGCTTTGTATTACTTGCCAGACCGTAGGTGGTGGCCGGACTTGATAGGCTTAGAGCAGGCGACGCAAGACATACTACAGACATGCGGCGTTATTACGGACGATAGACTAATCGTATGCAAAGATGGGAGCCATATCGCAGGGATTGACGCTAAAAACCCACGAACTGAAATCTATCTATGTTTGTTGCCGCAGGATGATATTAGTTACGACTTAGACCCGTATGTCATCAAAAAGAAGGAGGCTCAAAGATGAATGAAACGGACAAGGAGAAAGACAACACCACGAAGTTTATTGACTTTATGAGACGCATTATAACATACATATTAGTATTTACGTTTATCACGTCGGTATTGTCTGGTGTCAGTTATGTATTAAATGTTCCGGTATGGATTGGCCAATATAGTTTATTTGACATAGCTCTATTCGGATGGGGAGTATTTGCAACAGTATTTGCGTTTACTTTTCTTGGCGTAATAGCATCCGTTGTAGCAATGTATATTATTACTTACATAAAAATATACAAAATGAAAAAAGAATTAAAAAAAGATATGCAAAGAACGGAGCTTACCGAAACAGAAAAAACATTCCGAGGAAATGCAAAAACTACTTGAAAAATGGAGGCGAGAAAGAGGAGGGTAAAGAAAAACTATCTTGATGAATACAAGCTTTGTTATATTGCCAACGGCACCATGTTCTTTACGGATAACTTTGCCCATCAATGGGGCGACGACTGGGATGACCCGTATTCAAGTTCCGGGGAACCGTATGAGCATATTGAGGACAGAAACGACAACGAACAACGTGGACACCTCAAATATATTGGCTTTGTGAATAATACGGACGAATGGTTACGCACACCGTGGGAAGATGGCGGCTATTCATCCGTGAAAGACATTAACAGAGGCGTTAGGGCATGGCATTGGGTATGGGATGAATTTGGCCAGCGTGTTAGGAAGTGCAATGATGAGCGAAACTGTAAACGCAAGCGCAAAGATGCCGCCGAAGAGGCATATGAAGCAGCGGTTCGGCGCAGTCAGAAAATTTGAGCATATTGGAAGCAACAGGAGGGCAAGGAT